TTGGAGATATGTAGGTGTTCTTCACGAGTATCCTACGAATGATAAGTCCAATAATAAGATTATCAAGCTTCCTAGTGAGCTTTATATGGTTGGTAGAACTCTCGGTGACAGATCCAAGCAGGAAGGTAACAAGTATGAGAGGGATGCTGAAACCATCCTCAAAGCACTTGAAGATGAGCCAAACAATGAGAGATATATGTTCTATCTAGCACAGTCTTACCGTGATGCGGGGAATGTACCTGAGGCTATTAAGTGGTACAAGAAGCGTGTTGAAGTTGGAGGTTGGGCAGAAGAATGTTCTGTATCTGCTATGAATATTGCAAGAATGACAGGAGACAAGGATTGGGCCTGGAAGGCACATGAGCTAAGTCCTAAGCGCAACGAATCGCTTGTATGGTACGCAGCGCACTGTAGAACAAAGAACCTTTGGTCTAGAGAGCTTTTAGCAATGATCCTGTATGCAACTACTATTCCAAAGCCAACTGATCAGGCTCTTTTTGTAGAAGTAGATATCTATGACTGGAGAATGTGGGATGAGCTGGCTATTATAGCCTATTATTTGGGAAATAAGGAGGTATCCAAGCAGGCATGTATTAAGCTTCTAAGTGAGAAGAAGTTCCCTCCTGAGCAGAAGGACCGTATTGAAAGTAATCTAAGATTTGCTCTTTCTTAAGGATTGTAAGAATTAAACATATTTACCCTGAATTGGGTCTCTGTTCCCTGAATAGGTCCACCTTCAAATGCTCCATTAGGTCTAACATGATTGGTCCTCTGCTCATACGACGAATCCTTCGTTTCAGCAGTGCGCTTTACATTACTCTGTTCTAGAAACTCGGGAACAAAATGTTCTCTATTCATCGCTGCTATCACAAGAAGACATCCTAGACCCAGTAAGATAATTAGTGGTACATTTGAAAGCATGTTCATCTTTTATAAAAGGAAAACGGAAAAGAGTTTTCATCTATAGTAACTACAACAAGAACATGGAGGAACGAGCGATCGACACATTGACCCGAATGCTAACATCTCGCCATATTAAAGTGGAAAAGCCAGAAATTCTGGGAAATCCATTAGATGAAACACGTATGTATAACCTTGGCGGTATTCTGATTATTTTCAGTGAAAAAGGCCGTATTTCTGAGGCTGTACTAAATAGTTATATCTCATTTGCTAATGAGAATAAGTATACAAATGGAACAATTATTGTAACACTTATTCCAACATCAGATACAATCCTTACACTTGTTAGAGATCATCTGAAGGATAAGAGTAATCCTCTCCTGCAGATATTCGATATTCGTCGTCTTCAATTTGATATTACAACTCACCGTAAAGTGCCAGCTCATCGTATTCTATCTGATGATGAAGTACTAAAACTTGAAAAGAAGATGAATATTACAAATTCTAAGAAGCAGCTTCCATGGATTGATTCGCAAGATGCTATGGCTAAATGGATTGGAGCTAGACCGGGAGATGTTATTGAGATTGTCCGGTTTTCGGAATCCGCTGGAGCAACATTATATTACAGATATTGTGCTGCTAATGTTCTAGAAACATAATATAAATGGAAGGCACATTCAATTCAGCAAAACAGGCATATCAGTATAACTTTGTACAATTTTCGCTTACAGGCGAAGAAAAATATAGAAAGGCATATACTGCTGCTCAAGATAGTATTCAAAAGATACTTGCAGAGATGAAAAGTCCTGAACAACCTGAACAGCGAAACTATCATGAAATGCACGATGTTGCTAAAAGCAGATTAGGGCGTTTACAAGTTCATTCAACTCCACCTATGCCTAACTTAACGTGGCAGTATATTGCGACGGGAGTTTTGGTAGCAATTGTGGCAGGCCTGACGATGTTGTAAAAATCAAAAATAAAACAAGCGCTAAGCATCCTATTACGAGCATAAGCATAAAATCAAATTGATTTTTTAATGACTTATATTTATCATTCTCCTTATCGTATATGTTTTTTAGGGTATCGGCCGTATTAGTTGATGATTTGATTGCGGTATATTCATTTTGATAGCGTATTATATCATTTGTTAATTCTAGAACTGTTTTTTGATCATACTTTCCATTGGCCTGTCCAACAAACTCTCTTACATGTGCCGCCAGTTCTGCATTTATAGCCAAGACTTTGTCTATTAATGTTGGATCATTACCATATACTGCGTCAGATAGATACCTAGAATATTGAATTTTTAAGTCATCATATTCTTGTTTAAAATTGGATAGTTCAGTATCGCGATCTTTTTGGTATGCGATGATATCCATTACTTTTTATTAGGGTATAATAAATGTCTACAATCATCGGATCTACAGGAAAGTTTGGAACGTCTATGGATTATTCTCAGCTGCTAGAGATACGGCGTAAGTACCTAAACGTTAATAAAATGAAGAATGTGAACCCAACAAATACACCTACTATCAAGCCTTATTTTAATCAAGATAGATTGACATCCGGCAGTAATAATGGCTCATCTGAATTTTACAATCAGCGCGGTTTATTCACATTGTTCAAACGTGTAAGGTAAAATGTGATAGAATAATAAGATGACAGAATTGTACGATAGTTTAACAAACCAATTAAATAACTTAGTGTCTTCATCAAGCACTGCATGGACAGAGATAAGTGGCGGCCTTGATAAAGTATCATCATCTTCTATAGGATTTGCATGGGGTATAGGAAGTGGAAAAGCATGGGTATGTCAACTTCCTTGTTCAGGAAACTGGAAAGAGATAGAAGTTCCCGGTACTCCTCTAGATGTAACAACAGATGATAGTCATGTATATGTATTGATTGCCGCCAAGGATGGGAATGTACAGCTTGCTATCAAAAGCGGTAATAATATCGATGACTGGCTTCTTATAAAAGCTCCTAGAGGAATACAGAAGATCGTCAGTACAGCTTCCTATATTTGGGCACAGGCAGGTAGTCAAAAGTTTAAGTTACCTAAACCAGGCACTACAGGTAACTGGATACCTGTAAAAGATCCCGAGAATATCAAGGTTACCTCTGCTAGTTCAACTTCATTATATGGTATAGATGCTTCCGGTAATCCTATGAAAACAGATGAAACGCTTCAGTCTGGATGGACATCTATACCACAACTAGCTGGAAGTAAATATGGTCTAGTAATGGGAGATGCAGATCAGACTGCTATTTATGGCCTAGATACACAGCAGAGACTAAAAAGGTGTCCTACAATCGGAGAATGTACGGATGTATCTACAAACGGCTTTACTCCACAGAATTTGACTATTGAGCCGATCAGTAAGCAGCTATGGATGACTACATCTACAACTGGAACATCTGGCAATATTTTTATGAAACCAGATAGTGCAGATTATTCTCAAATTTTACAAACTGTACAGCCAGTTGATAAGGAAAGAGATGCTGTAGTTTCAGATATAGAACAGGAATATGTTGAAGGAACACATTCCAATATAATGTCAAAGCAGGTTGATACCGTTAAAGAAATTCTAGGAAAGTTCTTTAATATAAATCCTTCTGCAAAAAAGAAGAGCGATGCACATCAGAAAAATTTAAGAAAACGTATTCAAGAAAATTCAACTCAGATTGATCAGTTTAATAAATCAATTCCAGTCATCCAAGATATACTTATAATACTTGCAATTCTAATTATGATATATATGCTTTCTGGAGTATTTGGAGTATTTACTCATGTATTAGCACTATTAGCATTAATTGGAGGTGTTCTATACTTTATATACTATAAGAAGAAATAAGAGAATGGCTGCTCCACCAGCATGTGATATAGCTTGCCAGAAGAATAAACGTCTAGCTACTCTTCTGTCTACCCTACAAGAAGCAACCGTACATAAAGGTACAAATCCTGAAGCATATGAAAAAGCAAGAATGAATTATTATACCTTAAAAGAAGGTCAGAGCTGGCTTCATACTGAAAAGGAGAAGATCGCAAATAATAAGGTTACACCGCTTTTGGATATGTATACAAAACAGTTCCAAACTTTACAGACTGCTGCAGATAAAAAAGCCGCAGTAAAACAGGCTTTAGATGATGCAAAAGCAGGTGAAGTTGGTGACGAGGATGAAACCAGATTTATTCACAGTCAAATCGAGAAGGAATATAACAAAGCTGGCGTACAAACACGTCTAATGGAATTAACCAAATCACCTGTTCCTGAACCTTCTTCTATTCCAATGTATTTCGATATACTTATGGGATTTCTAATTTTAGTGATCGTATATTTGCTCTTTGGAGCAGGTAAGTGGCAGACTATTCAAAACTATTTTAGTCCTCCGTCTGTGATACCTATTTCTTTGTAATTTAATAATACAATATGAAACTAGAATACGTTATATTAGTTGGCTTAGTTCTAGTAATGTACTGTGTTTCACTATGGGACAATAGTCGTGAAAATTTTGAAACAGGAACTTCTATACAGCTAGAAGAACCTGATAAGTATTACGATGCTCTATATGCGTCAATATATAAAGCTCTATGGCATCCACATGATAAGCTAGAATACGAACAGGTCTCTATGCAGGATATATCCTTTTCTGAGTGGCCTAAATCATCTGTCAAGGTGCTGGATATGTGCTGCGGTATTGGACAACACGCATGCTGGTTTAAGAACTTGGGAGTTGAATACGTAGGTGTTGATACATCCTCCGATATGCTTGAAAAAGCAAGAGAAGATTGCCCATCTGCTAAATTTCAAAAAGGTGATGTAACTAATGCTTCCCTATTTGCTCCTAAATCATTTAGCCATACAATGCTTTTAGGATTTTCTGCATATATGTTTCCTAATTCAAAAATGATTTCAGACAATGCATATGCTTGGACACAGCCAGGTGGATACTTTGTTGTACATCTTATAGAACCAGATAAGTTTGATCCATTACTGAATTTAGCATCTCCCTTTGCTGCATTCTCCCTGCAGAAGTATTCATATGAAAGACAAACGAAATCTGAAATTTTCTTTAAGGATTTCAAATATACAGGAAACTTTCAGAAAAAGAAAAATGAAGATGATACGACCTATTCAGAGGTATTTACATTTTTCGATACCGATAAAAGTCCAAATCATATAAAATATCGTGAACAGAAGCAGCATCTAACAATGCCTTCCCTAGAACGAATGATCGAAATATTTAAGACATCTGGATTTCGCTTTAAGGAAAAAGTACATCTTGTATCATGCGGGAAGGAATATCAGTACCTCGTTTATTTTACAAAATAAGTATAAATGTCAGCAATTCCTTTGCCCGATCGGACCAAAGAACAAGAGGAAGAATATCAGAGAACTATGTCTGAGATGAAGGAGGAGAACGCAAAATTATCAAACCCTGGACCTTCTAAGCCTCCTCGTCCTCCAAAGAATATGGGAGGTCGCAGAAAACGCCGTACCCAGAAAAAGCGTTCTCATAAACGCAAAACTCATCGCCGTAGAAGATAACAGATGCCTCTCCCATACATATATCGCGCGGATCTCCCATATCCTCAACAGAAGCCAGCTGAAGAGCAGAAGCCTGTAGAACAGCCCAAGCCTGTAGAACAGCCGAAGCCTGTAGAGGAAGAGAAGCCTGTAGAACAGCCCAAGCCTGTAGAGGAAGAGAAGCCTGTAGAGGAAGAGAAGCCTGTAGAGGAAGAGAAGCCTGTAGAAGAGGAGAAGCCTGTAGAAGAGGAGAAGCCAGTAGAAGAGGAGAAACCTATATATGATGAAGTAATGGTTGGAATGCCAAAAGTAGAGCACAGATATTACACTCTTGGTGAGTACTAAAAATGGATTATTATCGAATAGTTATACAGTAACTAAAAGAATGGGCGACAAGTTTGTCAAGCGTTCTGGTGCCAGAGCTACTATGAAGACGCAGAGATCTACACCATCGTATTGGTGTGGCTGTGGATCTGTGGCTGGCATGGGCTGCGATAGGAACTGTCAAATCGACAAAGGCAAATCGCTGAAGAAGACCAAGCAGACCAGACGCAACTATCAAGTTCCCGTAATCATCAATGAATAAACCCATTTTTGTTTGCGGTCGAAGATAGTAAGAACAGAAAAATCTAAAGTATAATGGATATCTTTGATAGCCGAACAGTTGTTGATTTTCAAAAATTTACATTCTCTGGACATTTGCGCACGCATGTCTATAAAGTGTTGGATGAAAATATCAAATTAGGTCATGCAGATTATACCTGCTATTGGATTTTAGAATTAATGTGTTCCGGTCTTGTACATTCTTGCTGGAATACCTTGTTTTTGAGCGCAGCCCTGCATATTAATCGAGGAGCCCCAAATGTATTTCCATATCTAGTTAGAATGTATGAACGGTTTGCTCCCTATGAAGGTCAGTATTCTGTTATGAGCATGACTGATATACGTAATAATCACGATGCACGATATTTATTTTGTGAAGTTGGGGCATCTGTTGCATTATGCAGAAAATCAAAGCTTCCATCATTGCCTCGTATAAAGGTAGAACATGATTTTACTCAGGTTGTTATCCAAGAAAATTTAAAAGCTCCATCTTCTATGTATGCTAGATCATTGATGAAGCAAGAAGATCCTATGGAACTGTATGTACCTGTAAATGAATTGGCATATTGTTTAAAACCTGATATACGGGATAGTATTCGCGGTTTATATTGGGTTTCATGGATATTAGCATATGCTTCAAAGTACAAGGCAGATAAAAACCACTATCTTATATGTGCATATAGATCCAATGATTATGTAGATGAACAATATCTGCGATCCCCTATTTGGATTTTGTGGTCTGTTGTGCTAGAGGCAGCAAGAACTTCTCCACAGTCAGGTGTTCTAACTCCATATATTGATGCGTTGTATAAGATGTATTGTCTTCGTTGGTCTAAGGGAGATCTGAAAAAGCGTTTACCATTTTTAATAACAGCTTTAATATTTGTATGTGAAAGCACAACATTAGATATACAATATTCAGTTCCTCACGATATAACTACAGTTCAATCTATTGTAACAAATATTCCTCAGTGGATAGGAGCTATCATCCATACGCAAAAAACCTTTAGCTAATAATAAAAATGAATATACTAAAAACACTCGTAAGAGTAGTATTAGTCGTGGTAGGTCTATATACGGTGATCTCGACAATTGTAAATCTTTCTGGAGCAAACCCACATTGGCAGGCAGATATAAGAAGTCCAGGCGCTATTACCGGATTTGCGTTTACTATTCTTCTAGGACTTGTATTGATATATCTTGCATGGAAATTTTCTATTGTTGAAAGTGTATTTAAGTTTTTATTTAATATAAGAAGAGTTAGAATAGTGTATGTATAATAAATGAATAAATGGGTAGTACTTATAATTAATTTGATAATACTTGGTGCGTCTATTTATTTCATATATTCCAATTCGGAAGCAATGATGGAATGGGGAAAAGCTGGAAAATATAATATGAATGTACCTGGTTGGCAGGCATTTTATACGATTGGTTTAATTCTGAGTGTTTTGGGAACTATCCATACAACATACAAGATAGCAAAAACGAATTACAGTTAACAAACCTATACCATTTACAATACAATGAAACTTCTAGTCTTTGATACGGAAACTACTGGCCTACCAAAGACTAGAGAGAATGCATTGAAAGGTCCAAACAACTGGCCACATCTGGTATCTATTGCATGGATCGTACTTGAGAATGACACAATTCTTAAAACTCAATATCACATTGTAAAGCCAGAATGGGATATCCCAGAAGAAAGTGTTGCAATTCATGGAATTACAAAGATGATCGCTCTAAGTAAGGGAAAACAACTAAGTGAGATCATGAAACTCTTTATGGAAGAAGAGCATGATATGTTAGTTGCACATAATATGAATTTTGATATTAATGTGGTTACCAATGCAATTGTCTGGGATCTTAAACAGCCACAGCCTATTTTCAAAAATACATTTTGTACTATGGAGGCATCTCGCATAATGTGTAATATTCCATTTGGAAATGGCAGACCAGGATATAAATCTCCAAAGTTGAGTGAGCTATATGAGTTTACAATGAACCTTATGCCAGTGCCAACAGATCTTCACAATGCTCTATATGATGTACAGATATTGGTTGAAATCTTAAAGAATTCAGTTAGTCTTAAGAATATGTTAGGTTTACCGACAAATACTACTACAAAAGTAAATGGAGCTAAAAAGGCACGAACCACCCTCACAATATAAGAAACTTTCATCCTACATGACAACTCTTGTATGGTGCTCAGATGGCTGGGTATACGATACAAAGGCAGGTTTTAGACGTAGATATATTCCACTTGCGAATAAGAACTTACAGATGATACAGCAACCTGTAAAACGATCTAGTTTTTCATATGTTCAATATTTCGAAGAAGTTGAAATTATTCAGGTTTCTCTACAGCCAAATAGTTGGATAGAAAAGGGAACCAATTACGAAGAAATGTATACAGAAGTTTAGATATACTATTTTTTTCATCTGACATTTGTACATAATCTACATCAATACCCTCTTCAATATCCATTGTGCGTAGTTGTTGAACAACAAGAAAACCTTTTAATCAATAAACAATGTTGGCTTTAGATGTGCTATACACAGCATTAACTACAATTGGTGTAATGATTGTTCTTCAGGTTGTTTTATTTTTAGGAATACGTATTATGACGCCTCCTCAGCCTAAAATCGTATATCGTGAGGTAATGGTTCCCCAGGCTCAAGCACAGGGTCAGGCGCAAGCTGCACCTGCAAAGGTTACTTTCACGGAACCTCCTCAACAAGAAGTAAAGCTACCAGAATATGAGCCTCGTCAACCGGCTTCAACTTCATTACGCCTGGACACCGAGTTACCGCCTGGTATCACGGAGACCCGCCCCCCTGGAGTGTGATCTAAAAGTTCCTCAAACAACCGGTATTCCTGGTTGGCTAGTTTTTTCTCATGAAAACAACATTCCCATATGTTCATGGATCACAACACGGGAATGCTGTACTATTCCTATTTGTATGGATGAACGTATCTATGGAGATACAATCCTGCGTGTAGAAAGGATATCAAATGATACATTTGTAGTATCTGATATCTGGCTATATAATTCTAGTTGCATCTTTATGGCATCTTCTTTTAAGCAGAGGTACAGTTGGCTAGAGACTTTTCTTAAGGCCTTTCATCTTCCTATTTTTAGTAAATTGATCCATAAGTCTACTATAGGCGATATTGCAGTTCGTGGATATGAGAGCTATTCTGCTAAGCAGGGAGATCATGGTTCCTATGAAGATATATCCATGACAGTTATTCGAACTGAAATTCCGGATGTATATACCATTGAAGGTAAAGAGGGCTATAT